TTATTATGTAATTGTAGATGCTAATATACCATGTATTACTTAATACCTGAAAAAAAACAATAACATATTATAGTTAAAAATGTAGTTTCAAATATTTTATTACGATAATTATAAATCATTGTAGTTGTATGTAAAATTTTTGAAACTATATCACTATCGCTAATATTAAATATATTATTAGCAGTAATAATATTATGGAATATACTATTATTACTGCTAATAATATAGACACATGTACCAATATTATCTGAATAAGTTTTAATTTGACATTCAATACATGTGTTATTATAACATTTATCATGATTAGACATATAATTACATTTTACACAGCTTTCTATAGTAGCTAATTTGTTGTTACCTATAAGACATAGCGTGTGAATATTTGTAATATTTGACGGTGATTTTGAACACATTTTATCATCTTCTAGACAATGAATACATATTGTATTATTAATAGTCCTGAAAAATTTTTTTGGACATACAGAACATGAATAATGTTCAATATTAAAAAATTTACTTGGATTACAATTTTTTAGAGTTATATAAGACTCTAATTTTATATTAAAATCTTTTAATTCATTTATTTCTTGTTTTTTTACTTTGATATAGTTACTACGATCCGAGCTACTTCCCATAAAAAATGTACTAAAAGAAACAATATATAATAAAAGTATAATGCATATTATGTTCATGTTAAAATTTAAATTACAAAAAATTATTATATTTAATAATACAATAATTTAAAAAATCAATTTTTTTAGTAAAAAAAATATTAGATAATATTTTTAATAATATTTTATATATATATATATATATGCAAACTAGTAAATGGGGACCATGTGCATGGGAATATTTACATACATTAACTTTTAATTATCCTGAAAACCCAACCGATAATAATAAAAAATATTATTATGAATTATTTGATAATTTAAAATTTACATTACCATGTTCGTATTGTAGAGAATCTTATAGTATATTTTTTAAATATATTAATATAAACAATTATTTAAATGATAGAATGGGTATCACTTATTGGTTATATACAATTCATAATATTGTAAATTATAAATTAAATAAAAAAAAAGTAGATTTTATTGATGTTGTTCATTTTTATGAAAAAAGAAGAGCAAACCAAATAAATAAAAATTGTAAAAAAATATGTATTTGTAATGAAATAGTTTGTTGTTGTAAACAATATCAGAAAAAATGTAAAAGTGATTGTACATGTAAATGTGATTATAACTGTAATTGTAATTGTAATTGTAAAAGTGATTATAACTGTAACTGTGATCAATGTAATAAAAATTTTGATTTTGTTTTTTTAACAAAATTAAAATATGATAATATTACTAATGATTATATTAAACAATTAATTAAATGTGATGAATTAAAAAAATAATAATAATTATGATTGTTGAAATTTGTTTTTATTATAAGTATTTTTTTTCAATACTTTAACAAATCCTTCCTGATCTGATTTATTAGATTTTTTAATAGCTTTTTTGGGATCAAAACGATAAAATCTAAGTCTTATTGATGACTCGTCTTTATAAGATAATAAATTTTTACAATCATCAAGTTTATCTATTACTACTTTTCCTGTATGACTTACTATATTTTCTTTATTATCTACTCTAATATATGTAATATTACAATTATTATTTAATATATTTTTAATATTTTGTTCTAATATTTCAGTTTCAATACTTTCATCAAATTTAATAAAAAGTGAATATACATGATATTTTACAGGGATATTATCATTTTTTAAAAGTATATATGCATCTACCGATTTTTCAATAGTATCAAAACTTAAAAAATATACATTTCCATTTAATGTATAATTATAATTATATTTGTTTGTTTCATATTCTGATACTGGAATACGTAGTGTTCTGCTTGGTGTAGGATTAGTCCCTCCTTCGTTCATTTTTACTTGTATATTTTTTATAATTATATATAATTTTATTCTTTTAAGCTAATTAATAAAAATTGAAAAATAATTAATTAAATAACAATAAAAAAAAGTAATAGAATAAGATGGATAATATATATAGAGCTATTGATGTTATAGATTTTTCAGACATTTTTAACAAACAAAATAAGATAATTTTAGTTGAAAGTTTAATTAAATCTTGTACTTTAAAAAATAACAAATCTATAACAAATAGTACTATTAATATGTTATGGAATGAAATTTGTTCTATTCATAATTTTTCTAATATTTTAATAGAACCAATAGATAATAATTTATTAAATTTAAAAATAATAATTATTCCTACGAGTAGTAGATTAATAAATGATTTTAATGAGAAACAAATAAAAAAAGAAATAATAATTAAATTAAAAATTCCTATTAGTTATCCTAATAAACCACATATAGTAAAAATTAAATATCCAATATTTTCTAATAATTTAAATTATAATATTCATATTTCTGATTATTTCAAAGATAATTTATGGAATCCAACAAATACAATTGAATATACAATTCAAAATATACAAAATATTATTGAAAAACATGGAATAATAAATAATAATAATTTTGTTGATTTACAAAATATATTAAATAAATTAAGTATTATTACATGTGTACAACCATTATTAATATCATATAATCCTATAACTATTCACAATATACCAATTCAAAAAATTAATAAATCTTCTTCTTGGTCATCTGGTACAGGATATGGATCTAATAAAGATGAAACAGTTTGGGATGTAAATAATTATTTAAATAATAAAAAAAAGAAATATAAAAAAATTAATAAATATTTAAATAAAATATTAACATTAGAAATAAATGTTGATATAATTAATAATTCGTGTTTAATAAAATATTTTAAAGAATATTTACATGGTGTTGAAATAATGGATGTTTTAGAGAATAATAATAAATTTTTAATAATTTTTAAAATTATTAAAAAATGTGATTTTATTCTTGATGAAGAATTATTGACAATATTATGTAAATTAAAAGTAGATTTTAAAAAATACATTCAAATATTAGAAAGAAATAATGAATTATCAGATATTGCTAAAATTAATGAAATTATTAGTTATATTAAGGATTATAATATGAATGTGAAACTAAAAGTTAAAGACAATGATGAATATGTTGAAACTTTAAAAGATATACAATTTGATAGTTATCCGATATATGATCAGAGATTAATTACATTAAAACCTACATTAATTAATATGAAGCGAGTATTACAAGAAATTCAAAGTTTATCAAAGTCATTACCAATTAATAAAGAATCATCTATTTTTTTCAAATACGATGAAGAAAATGTAGGAATATTTAGATTTTTAATTACAGGACCAAAAGATACTCCATATCAAGATGGATGTTTTTTATTTGAAATGATTTTAAATAATGATTATCCTAATACACCTCCTCAAGTGCATTTTTTAACAACAGGATATGGTAAAGTACGTTTTAATCCTAATTTATATACTTGTGGAAAAGTATGTTTATCATTACTTGGTACATGGTCTGGTAAAGAAGGAGAACAATGGAATCCTAAAACTTCAACATTACTACAAATTTTAGTATCAATTCAAAGTTTAATATTTACAGATAATCCATATTTTAATGAACCAGGTTATGAAAAAAATATTAATTCCGAAGCTGGTAAAAAAGCTAATGATGATTATAATAAAATAATTAAATCATATACTCAAAAATGGGCTATTGAAAATATGATAAGAAATCCACCAATTGATTTTAAAGAAATAATTGAAATACATTTTCAATTAAAAAAAATTATAATTTAATCCCACCACTGTGCATGAATATATATAATTCTTGCATCAATTCTTCCTTTAATTATATCTGGATTATAATTAAAAATAATTTTATTACTATCAATTATTATTTTTTCAACAATTTTTTTATTATAACCATGTAATAGTTTGCTCTTGTTTTCATATTTATAAAATACATCTTTTTCATCATGTATATCGGTCTCAAAATTTTTGGTATAATATAAAGTAAAAATCGCATATTTTTTTAAATTTTCATCTATAGTAAATGTTTTAGTTAGTCTATTTGCAAAGGATGATGTTAAATCATTTATCATAAAATTTTTATTTTCTTCAAATGCTTTATCTTCTGCAGTTTGTGGAACTGGTAAAAGTAAGATAGGTCCATATACTTTATTTACTGAATTTAGAGGACTAGCTGGTCCTTGAAGTCCTTGAAGTCCTTGAAGTCCTTGAAGTCCTTGAGATCCTTGAAGTCCTTGAGATCCTTGAAGTCCTTGAGATCCTTGAGGTCCTATATCACCTTTTGAATCAAAAGGCCAAAATTGTTCTATAATATTATTATTACTTGATAAATCAATAAGTCCTTGAGATCCTTGAATATAATTATTATAAGATAAATCTAAATTTTTTTGAATATAATTATTATCAGATGCTTGATATATTTGAGGTGTTATAGATGTTTTGATGCTTTTTAAATCAGGCCAGAAATGTTCTATAATATTATTATTACCAGTTATATTAACAAATCCTTTAAAATTTTGATTGTTTTGAAAGCCTTCAATGTTTTTTAAGCCAGGTCTAAAATTATTTGATAGATCAAAAATCTGAGCCAAAATTGTTCTACAATATTATTATTACCAGTTATATCAACAAATTCTTTAAAATCTTGATTGTTTTGAAAGCCTTCAATGTTTTTTAAGCCAGGTCTAAAATTATTTGATAGATCAAAAATCTGAGGCCAAAATTGTTCTACAATATTATTACTTGATAAACTAGGTAAACCTAAAGGCAAAAAATTTTCTATAATATCATTATCATTATAATTAGCATATTCATTATTTTTGTACATTATATATTAAGTTAATATTTATTTTATTCTTAATAGAGTTTTTATTAAAAATATTAAATATCTATTTAATATTTTTAATTTGCAACTGGATAAAATAAATATTATAAATTAACTATTATACAATACTAGAAAGTTGATAAATCATAATTAATTTATGAGCTTGAAGGGTCTGGTGAGCTTGAAGGGTCTGGTGAGCTTGAAGGGTCTGGACCTGGAAAACCTGGACCAGGAGGACCAGGTGGACCAGGAGGACCAGGAGGACCATCAAAACCTTTTAAACCTCTAGGACCTCCTGGTCCTGCTGGTCCTATTGGTCCTTTTGGTCCTATAGAACCATCTTGTCCATTTTGTCCATTAATACCATCTTTTCCTGAAACTCCAATAGGTCCTTGAACACCATTTGTTCCTGAAATTCCAATAGGACCTTGAGGTCCTACATGTCCAGTAAGTCCTATTGGTCCTTGAACACCAGGAACTCCTGTGTCACCTTTAGGACCTCCTCCAGGTCCTTGAGGTCCTGCAGGACCTTGTCTTCCTGTTTCACCTTGTAATCCTTGAACTCCTCTATCTCCTTGACCTCCTTTTTCTCCATTGATTCCTTGAGGTCCTTGAAATCCATCAAGTCCTCTTATTCCTTGAGGTCCTGTAGGTCCTTGATCTCCAATATTAAAATGTTCAATTGTATTTTCTTGATTATTTAAAAGTGTATATGGTGTATCTAAAAATGAAAAATTATATTTATAATAAATTTTTTTTGACATATTATATAATATATAATATATTTTATTTTATTTTAATGCAGAAATAATAGCACATAATTGAATATCTTGATTAACATTATTAGTTAAATAAACTTCAATCTGTGCTAATTTATCAAAAATTTGTATTAATTTTGATGTTGATAAATTTGTATTTTTTAATAAAAATTGTGATAATTCTTTAAGAATATCATTTATTGATAAATTATATTTTTCTTTAAATTTTAAAATAGTAGTATATATTTCATTTAAACTTTTTTTTTCAAATAAATAATTCATCATTTCTATACTTTTATTAGGTTCTAAATAACCAATCATTTTATATAAATCTTTTGTTATTATAATATTATTTGAATTTATTAAAAATAATGATTGTAATATATTAATTGATTTTCTCATATCACCTTCCGAAATTTTTATAATATTATTAATACAATCATCACTAATATTAATTTTTTCCAAATCAATAATATTATTAATATATTTATAATGATCATCAAATTGTATTGGTGAAAATTTTAATACTGCACATCTTGATTGTATTCCAGGAATAATTTTTGTTAAATAATTACATATAATACAAAATCTTGTATTATTACTACAATTTTCTATTACTCTTCTTAAAGCAAATTGTGCATCAATAGTCATTGAATCTGCTTCATCTAATATTACTAATTTATATTTACATTTTATATTCATAATCTGAGATAACATAATTTCTGTGTTTGAAAATTCTTTAATATGTTCTCTTACAACACTAATACCTCTTTCATCAGAACCATTTAATTCAAGAATAATTGATTTATAATTTTCACCATATATTTTTTTAGCACATGCTAAAATAGTAGTTGTTTTTCCTGTACCAGGAGGACCATAAAATATTAAATGTGGTAATTTATTATTATTTATTAAATTTTTTAATGTATTTAAAATATCTTCATGTGATATTATACTATTTAAATCACTTGGTCTATATTTTTCAACCCAAGGTAAATCTATATAATTTTCCATTTCTTATCTTTATAATTATATTATGTAATTCTATATATATCTTTCATTTATTCAATTTTTAATTTTTAAAAAAAAATTGATAAATATTTTATTTAAAGAAATATTAATAATTAGAATTAGAAGAGATATTATGAATATACCTATTAATTCATTTTTTAAAAAGTCTGATGCAGTGCAGTATTATAAGAAATATTGTAATAATAATGAATTAAAATTATTTGCTGAAGATATAAAAGATAAAGGTAATAAAATATATTATGTTATGAAAATAGATGAATTATTTAATAAAATTGTTTTTTGTGAATATCCAAGTTATTATGAATTTTGGACTAATACAACAAATTTAAAATTCGCTTTAGATATTGATATTCCATATAATGAAATACAAAATTATAATGATTGTATAAATATTGTTAAAAATAATATTTTAAAAATACAATTAGCAGCAAAAGAATTATATGATCATAAATACAAAATAAGTGATTTTTTTGTATTAGAAAATAATTTTAACTCTAAAATATTCGAAACAAAAAAAAAATTTTCATTTCATGTTATTTGTAATAGTTTAGCATTTGAAAATCATACAGTAGTTAAAGATTTTTTTAATTATACAAATGATAAATATGATTTAATACATTGTGATTCAAGTATTTATAATTTATCTTGTTTAAGAATGTGTTTTTGTACAAAAAAAGGAAAAAATGATATATTATTGCCAATAATTTTAAATATAGATAATAATAAAACATTTAATTTTTTATTAACAAGTGATCCTTTAAAAATATGGAAAAAAACTTTAATTACAAATATTAATTCAAATATTAGAATTATTCCCAAAACATTAATGAAGTATAAAATTAAAGAAGCAAAAGAATTCAAAAAAATTTTTAAAAATGTTAAAATCAAAAATATATTATATAAATTACCATTAGAATATTGTGATGATTATGATAAATGGATAAAAATAGGAATGATATTATTTAATATAACAAGCCCTGAAAACAATTTTTATGATTTATGGAATGAATGGAGCAAACAAAGTAGTAAATATAATCAAAAAGATTTAAAAAACTTTTGGGATAATTTTAAAAGTAGTAATATTACATTAGGAACATTAATTTTTTGGTGTAAAGAAGAAGGTATTACTGATATATATGATAAAAAAACAATTAAACAAATAATTAATGATTATAATATTAAACCTATACAATTATCTAATATAACTTTGGAAATAAATATGCCAAAACTTAATGAAGAAATATTTACACCATTTTTACATCATAAATTACTTGGTATTCAAAGTGAAAAGGGAACAGGAAAAACAACAAATTTACTAAAATCGTTATTAAATAATAATATTATTAATAATAAAAGTAATGTATTATTCATATCTGCAAGAAGAACTTTTGGAATTAAGTTATTAGGTGATTTAGAGCAATATGGTTTTAAGTTGTATTCAGATATTAAACAACATGATATATATAATAATAAAATTATATGTCAGATTGATTCATTATTAAGATTAAAAAATGATGTATATGATTATATTATAATTGATGAATGTGAAAGTTTAGTTAGATATTTAACATCACAACATTTTGTTAAAAATTCATATGCTAATCTTGTTATTGCTTCTTTGGAGAGACGTTTAAAAGATGCAAAACATGTTTATGTTTTAGATGCTGATTTATCTGATAGATCTATTAATTATTTTCAAAATAATATTAAAACAGAAGATTATGCAATAATATTAAATAATTTTAAACCATATCATTCATATACATTCGCTGTAATGACTTATAATGAATGGTTAGTAAAAATATTTGATTATATTAAAAACAATAAAAAAATAGTTATACCTATTGCAAGTAATAATAAAGCAAAAGATTTAGTTAATAAAATTATTAGTGATTATCCAGATAAAAAAGTATTATTAATTCATAAAGAAACAAGCGATGAAGAAAAATTAGAAAATGTAATTAATGTTAATAAATCATGGTCAGAATATGACATTGTTATATATACTCCTTCTGTAAGTATGGGTATATCTTATGATTTAGAAAATTACTTTGATGCAATATTTCCTTATGGTTGTCATAACTCATTAGGAGCACAAGAATTTTGTCAAATGATTCATCGTGTTCGACATCCTAAAGAAAAAACAATATATTTAGCAGTCGATATATATAAAGATTTTAATAAAGAAGAAGATTTATATAATTATAATGAAATAGAAAATATATTATGTAGTGATTATTATTTAACACAATATAACTTGTATAATAGTTTATTGCCTGTTAAATATGATCGTAATGAAAATAATGATATTGTATTAAATTATCCATATAAAGATGAACCAATTTATAATTTATTTGTGAATAATACTTTAGAAACATTAGAGAATAAACAAAATTTTTCAGCTTGTTTATTTGGATATTTTAAATGTAAAGAATATAATATTACATTTGAAAAAATGGAAGAAAATGAAGAAAATACAAGTGTAATTCAACAAATGAAGTTTTTACGAAAAGAAAGAGAAGAAAATGAAAAAGAAATTATTACAAATGGTATTTTACATGCTCCTGATATTGTTAAAGATGAATATATTCAGAAAATAAAACAAAGAGATGATTATTTATCAAATGATGATATATATCAAATATACAGATATAATATTAAATCATGTTATGGTATTTCAAATGAACATTTAAAAGATGATTTTATCAATGAATACTATGATACAAATAAAATGAAATGGTATAAAAATTATACAACAATATTACCAAATAATGAACAAAATGTTGAAAAAAAATTAACTATTTTACAAGAAAATCATAAAAATTATAAATGGATAAGTAACTGTTATATTGATTTTACAACAAAAAATAATTATACATATCATTATTATGCTCAAATGATTATACAAATTTTAAAATTTGATGTTTTAAATTTAAATATTGAATTTGATGAAGAAGAATTTATTAATAATTTAGATTTGTGTTTAAAATGGATTTTTGAAAAAAAGAATGAAATTTCAAAAAAATATGAAATGAATAAAATTATTATAATTCCTGAAAAAATAAATTATAAATTAAAAATTATAAATACAATATTATTTTTTATGTATGGAATTAAAATAAAACATAATAAAAAATTAAACACTTACAAGTTATCTAATAATGATGTTTGGAATAATTTACCAAAAGAAGTAGAACCTAAAATATTAGAATTAAAAAGTAATTTAGATTATGAATTTGATAATATTGATGATATTGATACAAGTGAATTAGATATAATTATATAGAGCTATTTGTAAAAAAAAATTGATTTTTTTATTTATTGTTAGTTACGTTACAATGTATATAAAAAGAAATGTTTGAACCAATAAATGAAATATATTATTGTAATAATGAAATAGATACTTGTATATATAATTTATTAAAACTTAAGTTAGAGTTTTATAATATTGAAGAAAAACTTACAAAAATAAATATTCAAACACAAACACAAAAATATAAACAATCACAAAAAGTTTTTCAAATACTTAA